GCCGGAGAAGTCGAAGAAGCGCCGCCCCTCGACCGTGGCGGGATACGACAGCTCGGTGCGCCTCCACGTGCTGCCGAGGTGGGGTTCGTGCGAGATCGAGGACATCGATCCCGACGACCTGCAGGAGTGGGTGGACGGGTTCGATCGTGCCGGCGCCGCCGAGAAAGCCTACAAGTGCCTGCGCCAGATCGTGCGGTGGTGGATTAGGGCAAAGCGCCTGCATATCCCCGATCCGACCCTCTACGTCGAGCTGCCGGCGAAGGAGCCGTACCGTCCCGACGTGCTGGACGCGGAAGGCGTCACGGCCATGCTGCGCGGCATGTGGGGCCATGCCATGGAGGCCGTTGCCATCTGCTCCGTGACGATGGGGCTCCGGAGGGGCGAGGCGTGCGCGCTCACGTGGGGGGACATCAATCTCAAAACAGGCGAGGTTCGCGTGAGCAAGTCGCGGCAGTGCGTGGGCGGAGAGGTCGTGACCGAGGGCACGAAAACCGACAAGTCAACGAGGTCATGCTACCTTCCCAGGTTCGCCATCAACCGCTTGCGCCAGATCAGGGGCAAGGGCCTCATCACCGGAGACGTGTCGCCCGACAAGGTTGCGCGCTCGATCAAGTCGTGGTGCAAACGCATGCGCCTGCCGCACGTCAGCATGACCAATCTGCGCCATACCTGGGCGACGCTCGCTATAGAGGCCGGCATCGGCATCGAGACGGTCGCCATGATGCTAGGGCACACCGACATATCGACGGCGTACGACCACTACATAGTCCCGCGCCGCGCTATCTGCGTCGCCGCTCAGGACGCCGTGGAGACTCTGCTGGTCAAGAGCGCGGGCAAGCCCAGGAGGATGCTGCTGGCAGCTGCGTAGTTTTCCGTATCCCACGAGCTTTACCATCAGGCCATCAAGGCGTTCGCCCCTGCTTCGAGCTTCGCGGTATCAGGCGGCGGCATCAGGGTCGTCGGAGGGATCGCCGCGCTCAACATCTGCCTGGTAAACAATGTCGATATTGCCGTTGGCGCTACCGTCGGGATAGGCACGCTGCAACCTGATTGCAGGCCGAGCGTGCCTGCTTTATGCGGCAGCGGCGAGTACAAGGGGATCGTCGAGACGACAGGGGTCATCAACATCCGCATGGACGTCAGCAAGGTCGCCGGTTCGAAGTTTTGGGTGAGGTCGCTGTATCTCGTCGAAGCGTAGGTCGGAGGCTACAGGGCAATGTAGCTGACGGTGCAGTGCATAGTGCCGGCAACCCCCATGGGGGATATGCTCACTTGCCCTGAGCCGTTGATCTCCACATAGGGCTCGTACGTGGACGGCTTGCCGCCGACGATGTAGGCGCGCTGCAGCACGTACTTGCGCGGCTGCCATCCTGACGGGAGAGATCCGATAACGGTGTAGTTCTGCCCGCTCGTCGTCTCGATTTTCACGTACACGCAGACATGTTTTCCTTGCTTGCAAGCGGTCACGCCATCACAGATGTCAACCTGGGATACGGAAAGCTACGCCAAGAAAAACACGGCTTGGCCGTGAGCATAGGCTCCCTTCTGCGACATCGTGATGGCGGAAGCGCCCCTGTTTCGCAGAAAAGCCCTGGATCCTTCGACCACGACGTCAAGGGTCGCCTCTCCGTAGCTTTCGACCGCCACGACGCCGAACGCAGTCTTAGCCGCAGCGATGCCGGTCGGCAGCTCACTGTTTTCGAGGGTTTGCCACGGCTGCATGGTACCGGTGATGATCAGCTCGACATCCAGCACGGCAATTTTGCCGTATGTTTGCAATGTGGCCCAGTTGCCAACAGCGGCCTGGGATACGGAAAGCTAAGAGCGCAGATAAAGTACATACCACGATACTATTATGCTCGGCTGAGAGTACCTGCATTCCGCTTGCAGCCACAGCTTCGACGAAGCCATGTCGAATGCGAGCACGTACAGCGACTGAGCATGATTGGACGTTATGCCCACAACGCCAACGGGCGCGTAGCCGTCAACCGTCGGTACGTCTGAGCTGAAAGTGTACGTCGACCCCTTCGTGACGGCCATCGCGTCTGCGGAGATTTTTTTAACCTGGGATACGGAAAGCTAAGCGCTCATCCGGCTGCGATGACGTAGAACATGTTTGACGATTCGACGGGTCCGGTAGACCAGCACTTCACCTCAACTGATGACTTAGTCCTCGTCCCAATGCTTAGTCTCATGTTGTCGAACCCAACCCCTGCCTGAGCGAGCGACGCGGTGACCGCGTAGCCAGTATGCGGCATTTCTTTCGACAGCTGGACGGTCACCACTTGCGAAGTGTAGGCGGCCTGAGCCTTGAATGATCCGCTGCCATATGCCACCTGGGATACGGAAAGCTAATGCCTATATCAGGTAGTACGAGAACGTGCTTATCAAACGCGTCAGAGTCTTTTCCGCTTCTACGCTCCATACTTTCATCGTGCCGTCTGATGACACCTCTGCAGCCGCATTAACGCTGTCTCCGTTGATTGGCAGACGCTGCCAGCTTCGCGGCCTCGCCATCTCGGGTATGACGCATAGCTTGGCTCCGGACGTTCCGATCGACGTGCCGGAGACGTTCGCGAAGCCGACGACGAGCGTCCCGTACCGGACGAACCGAACCTTTCCCGTGCCGGTAGCGGGTGCAGCTTCCGCTACCTGGGATACGGAATTCCAAGCGTCCTTCGCCGAGGTGAATTCTTGGAAAAGCTGCACCGGCGTGCCGACCGTGATGCCGTTAAGGGGGATGCGCCACAGGGGCATGTCGTTCGTCAGCGCGTTGCCGTTGAGGATGTCTCCGCGCGTGTACGACGGGTCGGCCGGCGTGCCGGTCGTGGGCGTGCCCTTGATGACGACGAGGCTCACGGACTCGACGCCCGTGGATGCGTTCTTGGCGTAGCGGGCCACCACCAGGTCGTTGCGCTTCTGACCCTGCGTGCCGGTCTGCACCGTCAGATCGACTCCAGCCGCGTCGACCCAGAAATGGCGACCCTGCATCATGGCGTTGCCGGACGAGATATGCACCTTGTTCGACGATGCCATGGTGGCCTTGAGCTTGTCGTCCTTGACACCGGCGAACACGTACTCGCCGGGGCCGAGCGCCCCCGCGTTGAACTTGGCCACGTCGAGGGACGAGATGTGCGCCTTGCCCGTGAAGCCGGTTACCAGCTCGATGCCCATTATTGCGCTCCTTCCAGGTACGAGTTCACGGCCTTGTCGTTGGCCTCGGCCACGGCCTTGTAGCCGGGGTAGCAGTCGGGGCACAGCGTGATGGTCGCCTCCACGCCGTCGGCGGTCAGGCGCTTCACCGTCTTCCAGGATCCCGTGCGGGGATCGTTGCCCTGCAGGTACTCGACCGTGTCGCACGTCTTGCGGTCGCACGCGAGCCTGCTGTATCCGTCCGTCTTGGCCATGGGGCCTCCCTTACTTCGTGCGCTTCCACTTGTACGGCCCGAGGCTCGGCTCCTGCTGCCAGGTGCCGCCCCAGGCCGTGGGGTTGGTTCCGTCGGTCTCCAGGTACGAGCCGACCCGATGGGCGGCCAGGAACATGGCCTGGTCGGTCGGAGGGATCGCCTTCAGCACGCCGTCGCCGTCCACCGTCGTGGTCGTGCCGTCCGGCCTGACCGCCCCGATCGCCGTGGAGGTCGCCTTGTCCATCGCCTGCTTGGGGTGCACGTGGTTCGCGTTGGCCACGATGCCGTTGGCCGTGCCGGCGGAGGCCGTCCCGTTCGCAGCCGCGGCCGACGACGAGAGCTTGACGTGCCCGTAGCTGCCGGACGAAGCCGCTCCGTACGAGGTGTCGGCCGACGCGTGGCTCTTGGGGGCTAGCGTCGATTTCAGCTTGGCGACCAGGTACCGGAGCCCGTCGTCGGTCAACGCTTTGATGGACATGGGGGCGCCCTTAGAACATCGCGTCGATGTCGGCGTTGGTCACGGTCGAGAGGTCTGCGCTCTTGAGGTAGGGCGACAGGTCGACCATGCCCGCCAGCACGTCCCACATGTACGTGGTTCCCGACGTGTTGACGCACACCACGTTGGTGCCCTTAGGGTACGTTTGACCTGCTCCCTCGACGAATGACGCCGTCGTGGTGAACGCGTTGGTGACGTTGTAGACCTTGCCGAGATTTGCCTTCGACGGCGCGGGGAGGCTCGCGAAGGCGATGGATCCGGCTGGTTTGTAGGTGGAGCTCACGGCGCTCTCGATGGCCGACTGCAGCTCGCTCTTCGCTG